ATGACTAAAGATGAAAAATCTCAACTGGTAACCACTCAACGATATCTTAAAAGTGCAGTCGATTACTTCTCATGTGGTCGAGTAGCCGAAGGTGTTGCATGCATAGAGAACGTTGATGTGTTGATTGAGGCGTTAATGACACTGAAAGAAAGGAAAGAATCCTTGAGAGCGTCGAAATCAAAAAAATAACCAACCCGAGAGCCACTTTCACAACGGCTCTCTGCATCACAGAGCATCCTATCGGGTGCTGTTTAATGCAATCAACTAGGAATAAATATGGCAGGTCTGACAATTAAGCAAGAGGCTTTCTGTCAGGCATACATCGAGAAAGGTAATGCTTCTGAGGCTTATCGGACGGCGTATGCTGCTGACAAGATGAAGCCTGAGACAGTTAACCGAAACGCTAAGGCATTGCTTGATAACAGCAAGATCGCAACAAGGATGAATGAATTGCGCGGCGACATTCAACAGCGCCATGGCGTAACGGTTGATACCATCCTCGCAGAGCTAGAAGAGGCAAGGCAAGCGGCATTGCACGCTGAAACACCTCAAGCCTCTGCTGCTGTTTCGGCAACAATGAGCAAAGCCAAGATTACTGGACTCGATAAACAAGTCATTGAGCACACTGGCTCAGTCAACATAACTACCAAACCACTCTCGGACATATTCGGAAATGGCTAATCCTCACTTTCGACCATTCATCAACGCAGCGCCTTACAAGGTGGCATACGGTGGGCGAGGAAGTGGTAAGAGCTATTTCTTTGCTGAGTTAGCGGTAGAGGTTTCCAGAAGGACCAAGACGGTAATCCTTTGTGCCCGTGAGTTTCAAGGCTCGATTAGCGACTCGGTTATTAAGCTGCTATCAGAGACCATTTATCGGCTCGGTTATCAAAATGAGTTCGAGATACAGAAAAACACGATCACCCATCTTGGTACTGGCGCGACATTTATCTTTCTAGGCGTGAAGAATAACGTCACAAAGATTAAATCAGTGCAGGGTGTCGGTATCTGCTGGGTGGAAGAGGCTGAGGCGGTGACCAAGGATTCGTGGGAGGTGTTATTGCCCTCTATTCGTGGTGACAAGAACGCCGAGGTCTGGGTCTCGTTTAACCCGAAGAACATTCTGGACGACACTTATCAGCGTTTCATCGTTAACCCGCCAGAGGGCACGATAATCGTTAAGGCTAACTATCAGGACAATCCTCACTTTGATGAGACACCGCTACCTAAACAGATGCAAGAGTGCAAAGAGCGTGATTACGACCTTTATCTGCATATTTGGGAAGGTGAGCCGGTTGCTGATAGTGACCTAGCGATAATCAAGCCTTCATGGATTGCTGCGGCGGTCGATGCTCACATCAAGCTAGGGTTTCAGCCATCAGGTAAGAAGCGGATCGGCTTTGACGTAGCAGATGAGGGCGCAGACAGTAATGCGCTGACTTATGCTCACGGCTCCATCGTTCTGGATGTTCAGGAGTGGAAAAAGGGTGATGTTATCGACTCATCCGACCGAGTAAATGCTTTCGCTGATTCTGTTTCGGCTGACCAGATAACCTATGACTCAATAGGCGTGGGTGCTGGCGTAAAAGCCCACATGAAGCGCCTAGCAAAGCGGCAGGTAAGTGGATTCAATGCTGGAGAATCAGTATTTGAGCCTGATAACAATTACCTACCCGGCAAAACTAACCGAGATATGTTCTCCAACCTCAAGGCTCAGTCTTGGTGGGCGGTTCGTGACCGTTTCTATAACACTTGGCGCGCCATTGAGCACGGCGAGAAGTTCCGCGACGACCAGTTAATCTCACTTTCTTCTGACCTGCAAAACCTTGAATTCCTCAAGGCCGAATTGTCACGCCCACGGGTTGACTATGACGGCAACGGAAGAGTAAAGGTTGAGAGTAAAAAAGACATGAAAAAACGGGGAATACCGTCACCAAATATGGCCGACTCCCTGATTATGGCCTTTGCGCCAACATCAAACGCACTGGCGAGGCTCAAATCTCTTGCCAGCTAAGGTATAGGCAATGGCTAAGAGAAACCAACGGCAGCAAAAGAAGGTGGCTAAGAAGTCATTTCACAATGACAGCTACCAGAACAATTTTATGAACTCGGGGAATGCTGGCGATAGGTCATCATTCTCTCGCATTAGCAGTGCATATCTCCTACAACGCACGACACTGGACAATATCTATCTCGGTGATGGGATTGGTAGGCAGATAGTCGATAAAGTCGCTGACGAGTGCCTGAGGGCTGGATTTACCATCCTCGGCATATCTAACGAGGCAGACATTCACTCGCAATGGGATGAATTAAACCTGACACAGCACGTCACTGATGCGCTCGCATGGTCTCGACTGTACGGCGGCTCGGTAATTGTGCTTGGCGTTAATGACCGGAACGGACTACAAGACCCACTGATTGACGGAGAGCTTGAATACGTCCGAGTATATGACCGCTATCAAGTAAATCCTTTTCTGCGCGATGTTAACCCTGAGAACGCTACTTACGGTCAGGTTATCCAGTATCAAGTCAGCCCCGAAGGTGGTGAGCCGTATTACATTCACGCATCACGCTTGATTGTGATCGATGGTGAGAGAATCCCTAACCAAATCCGGCGTAACAACAACGGGTGGGGCGCATCGTGCTTACAGGGTATCTATAACGCTCTGGTCGATTATGGTATGAGTCATCGTCACGCAACCAGCCTTCTTGAGAGAAAGCAACAGGCGGTCTGGAAATTTAAGGGCCTTGCTGACATCTGCCGAGATGATGAAGGTAACGCAGAAGCGCAGAAACGCATGGCAATGGTTGACATGACTCGCGGCATTAACAACATGGTAGGAGTTGATGCTGATAACGAAGAATACGAACTTATGCAGGGCGATTTGTCCGGCGTGACGGATATCCAGAACGAGAAGAAACGCCTTATCTGTGCGATGACCGGAATTGCTGAGTCTGTTTTATTTGGCACGCAGCCATCAGGACTGAGCACCAGTGAAGCTGATGTTCCCGAGTCATGGAAGCAGCTTATTGGTCGCAAACAGAAAGAAGAAGTTAGGCCAGTCATTGAAAAGCTGGTTTCGCTGCTGACTAATGAGCAAACGTGGACGGTTAAGTTTAATCCGCTAACCGTTCCTAGTGACCTGCAACTTGCACAAACAGCCCAAGCATGGTCGCAAGCTGATGAGGCTTATGTCGCCAACGCTGGTATATCCCAAACAGAACTACAGGAAACATTGAAGCGTCGAGGCTGGTACGTTACTGATTAGGAGTGATAATGGCTAAAAAGAGAGTCTGGCTTCACCCTGATGGCGTGGCGAGGGATTACCAGCGAGAGATACTTAAGGCTACTCGACAGCTTAACAAAGAAATCACCTCAGCCTATGGCGATATTCGTTTCGATGGCTGGCAGGATGATTTAACGGGAATTATTAACGCCCTCGAGGCTTTCGCTAAACGGATATTCAATCCTGTTATTGAGAAGTTGCCTTCATTTTTCGCGCTGACCAGTCAATTTAACGATAGGCAGTGGAGAATAATTGTAAAAGGCGGGACAGGTGTAGATATACCAGCTTCACAGGCGGCGATCATCGGACTGACTAAAGCTCCAGCCTCATCTGGCGTTTTAGGTGTTGATGCTTATCGGGCGGAAAGATGGCTAGCTGAAATGCAAGCGAACTGGGTAGCACAAAACGTTGCGCTGATTAATTCAATTTCAGCCGATCAACTTTCGGATATGGAGCAGATAGTGCGCCGTGGCGTAATGAACGGGTCAGCCTCAAGCGTAATAAAAAAGCAAATCACAGATAGATACTCAGTGTCAGAAAGCAGAGCAAAGCTTATTGCTATCGACCAAATCGGCAAAGCAAACGCCGCCCTGACGCAGCAAAGGCAAAAAGATGCGGGGGTTGATGGCTATATATGGAGAGGCGTTCTAGACCAAAGAGAGCGACAAATCCACATTGACCGTGAAGGGAAAAAATATAAGTGGGACTCACCACCTCGCGATGGTCACCCCGGACAACCAATTCGTTGCCGCTGCTACGCTGAGCCTGACTTCTCAAACTCTGTATTTAATATCGATTAATCACAGGTAAATATATGAAACAAGTTACCCGCTACGACAGGGGCGAACTTCGTGCGTCTATCAATGAGGACGGTTATCTGGAAGATGTGCCTGTAGTCGGGCGCGTTGGCATTCAGAGTTACCGTCAACCTGATGGAACAGTACGCAGAGAGTTTCGCCCACCTGATGAAGTATTTAACGCTGATTCGCTCGCATCATTCAAAGGTAAGCCGGTCACTATCGGTCATCCAGGCGCCGTAACAGCAAAGAATGCCCGCAAGCACCAAGTAGGAACAATGATGGGTGTCGCTGAGCAAGACGGCGATAACGTCAAGGTTCCAGTAATCATTCATGCCGATGAAGCGATTAGTAAAGCCAAAAATGGCGGCGCTAGACAGCTCTCGCTCGGATATCGACTCGATCTTGATGAAGCGCCCGGCGAATGGAATGGACAGCCTTACGATGCTGTGCAGCGGAATATTCGCGTAAACCACTTAGCTATCGTCACAAAGGCCCGAGCTGGTGACATGGCAACCCTGAATCTCGATGGTGATGAAGAAATCACTGTGGACGATGACAACAACCCAACCAAAGGTAAAACAATGCAAAAACTCCGCTTAGATAGCGGCCTTGAATATGAAGCAGCCCCCGAGGTTGTTGTCGCATATCAGGCGCTAAAACAAGACGCAGAGGACAAAGCGCAAGAGCTTGCCACTGTGAAAACCCAGGTTACCACTCTGACCGCAGAGCGCGACACCTTGAAAGCCGATGCTGCTGATTTTGACAGCAAGCTAGAACAGGCTCGTGCTGATGCGAAAGAAGAAATCAAAGTTCGTGCAGGGCTTGAGACAATCGCTGCCAAGCATGATGTGAAGTGTGATGGACTTGATGACCTTGAAGTGCGTAAAGCAGTTCTCGGTAAATTAAAACCCGGTCTAAACCTTGATGGTAAAGACGGCACTTACATTGGTGCTGCGTTTGATATTGCGGTCGAGAGTGAAGTTTCCGCATCAAAACGTCAAACAATGAAACAAGACATGGCAGACCAATCATCCGCCCCTGCTTCTGGCTCTAAAGCTGCCCGAGAAAAAATGATTGCCCGTCAACAAGGCAAGGAGACTAAATAATGCCAGTTCAAACCTCTTACGATGAAGCGATGCAAATCGCCATGCCAGGTATGCGCTCTGACTCTTCATTACAGAATACTGACGGAACCTGCGCAGCACAATCAGCTATCAAGGCTGGATATGCCGTGGCAACTGTCTCAGTCAGTAATGACTGTGAGATTGTTAAACAGGTTTCTGCTTCTACCGACACGATCAAAGGCATTGCGCGTTTCAGCCAATTCGGTTGCGTGACAGGCCAGTATGAAACAGGTGATGCGGTCAACGTGATGACCTTCGGCCGCATCTGGGCAGTGACCAATCTTACTGCTGCGCCAACTACTGCGGCAACCGTTCAGGTGCTCACCAGTGGTAATGATGGTGGTAAAGTCGCATCAACCGGCGGCACTGCTGTTCCAGGTTGGTCCTTCACTGGTCGATTCACTACTTTTACTGACAGCACTGGCACTGTAGTTAATTTAGCTGAAGTTCAACTCCGCGAACAAACTGCAACATCTGCCGCATAAGGAACAAAAAATGTCACAAATGAACTATGACGAAGCTGACCTGTGTTCGATTCAGGCCGCAGCTCAGCACATGAATATGGACGAGGGAGAGTCAATATTCCTTGCTCGTGAGTTGGAAGTGGTTAAAGCCACAGTTTACGAAAAAGAATATCCTGGCCTGATGGCGACCACTCTTTTCCCGGTAACCAGTGAAATTCCAAATTGGGCTAAAACATTTACTTATGGTGTCTTTGATGCTGTGGGTATGGCGCGAATTATCGCTGATTATAGCGATGAACTACCGAATGTAGGTGCGAATTACCGAGAAGAAACCGGAAAGATTTTTCCACTCGGGACCTACTATGAGTACGATCTTCAGGAAATTCGCGCATCACAAGCAACGGGTAAGAATCTGTCAACTCGTTTAGCCAATGCGTCACGCCGAGCGCATGATACGAAAACTAACGACTTGGCATTTCGTGGTGATGCGGACTTTCAGATTGTTGGCGTGTTAGCTCACCCGAACATTCCGGTAACGACTTCCGCTGGCTGGACGACTGCTGCGATAGCATTCACAGAACTAAAAGCCGCCGTGGTTGGAATCAATGCGATTACCAAAGGGCTACACAATGCCAACGTTATCGGGCTTCCCCCGACTGCGTTTGCAACGCTCTCAGAGGCGATGCCTAATACGGCGACATCTTACCTCGACTACTTCCGTGGACAGTACCAAGGTATCACTATCTACGCAGTGAACGAACTGGAAGATATTGACGGCGCTGGTACTCGTGGCGTGTTGGTGATGGAGCGTGATGCAGACAACGCATCAATGGAAATTCCGCAAGCGTTTGAGCAGTTACCGGTTCAGCCGAACAACCTGGCATTCAAAGTGCCATGTCACAGCCGAGTTACTGGCGTTCAGGTTTATCGCCCACTGACCATGCACTTAATCAAAGGTATCTGAGAGGCTTCGGCCTCTTTTTTCTTTTAAGGAACACGCAATGAAAATTACTAATCAGTCAGCTCGTCCTCATTATATCGACGGCGTGCTAATTGCTCCCGGATCAACAAAAGAAGTCGATGACAAGTGGAAGAAGAATAAAACGATTCAGGCGCATATCACTAAAGGAGAGCTGCGCATTGCTGGTAAAGATGATCCAGTGACTGAAGAATCCGCACCGTCCACTGAAGAATCGCAGGAACAAGCCTAATGTCCAGCGCCGCATATGAAGGAAAGACGCCGCTTGAAATATTCAGGTTAATCGCTCCTGAATTTGCGGCTGTTACTGATTCTACGATTAACGATTATCTCGGCCTTGCATCAAACTTCGTTTGTTCAGGTAAGTATGGCAAAAGCATCGGCTTAGCTATCGCTCTAATGGCAGCTCATATCATGGCTTCACCTGGCGGCTATAGCAATGATGGCTCAACTTCAGCGGGGCGCATAACCTCGCGCAAAGAGGGCGACTTGCAAATTACCTACAGCAGTGTTTCTGATTCCAGTGATTATCTATCCGGTACCACTTACGGCAACTTGCTCAAAGCGCTGCTTCGTAAAAAAGGTCGAGGCATGGCATTGATGACGAGAGGAGAAGTTAGGGGAGCGATATGTCGATAATTATTTCAGATAACCGCAGGCTGCAAGACAGGCTACGCAGGGAGCTGCGACGTGCGGATAAAGATTTAGTCGTCGGCATCCAGCATGGAGCAATCAATGACGGTGTACAGGTTGCTGAATATGCAGCGATGAATGAATTCGGCACACTTGATATACCAGAGAGACCCTTTGTCAGAGAGTATTTCGACACAAGCGTAGAACGTATTAACCAATTTGCAAAAAACGGAATGACTCAGGTAGCGATGGGTAACGCTACGTTTAGTCAGTTTTTGAATTCATTGGGCTTGGATATGGTCGACGGGCTAAAGAAGAGTATCACTAATGGTAATTGGGCGCCTAACGATCCCTACACTGTAGCTAGGAAAGGCTCAAATAAACCACTTATTGATACTGGCGTCATGCTCAACTCGATAACTTATGCCATACGAGCGGCTGGAGAAACCGAGTGATGAATCCATTTCGCAAGCCTCACGCTGTAAGAACCCCTTCGGTTGGTCAGTATGTTAATGGTGAGTGGCAAGAGGGCGGTTATAAAGAATCCACAGGCTACTTCTCCGCGCAGTCTATAAAAGACACGCAAGAGATAGAGCATCTCGCCGAAGGCCGCAGAATTGACGATTACCGACGACTATACAGTGACGATAAATTGCAGGTCACTAACGATGGCGCTGAGGGTGAAGGTATTCAACCAGCACTCGTGCAAATCGAGGGTTTCTGGTACGAACTGACCCACCGAGAGCCATGGCAAAACGGAATCGTTCCACACTATAAATATTACGCAGTGAGGAAATACGATGGCTGACCAACTTGAAACGGTCGCTCATTCTCTACTCTCTCAATTGTCTGAAATCCCCTTTATTCGTGCTAATCAGAATGGGCCGCGCCCCAAGCTACCCTACGCAACCTATCGCATCAATGCTCGTAAAGCCATTGGAAGCGATGAATACGGACTAGTGGACGGCAGCGGCCTGATGCCAATCGTGGGAGTAAGAGAGGGAACAATCCTGATTAACTTCTTCGGAATAGGGGCTAGGGAGCAGGCTGATAATTTGGTGAACAGCATCAGAAAGGTTTCATCACATGACCTGATGCGAAAACTAAACCTCATCCTCTTTGCTGCCGGCAGCGTTACCGACCTCACAGCTTTACGCGATAGTGCAAACTTCGAAGAGATGGCAAATATCGATGTGAACTTTAGATATGCCGCCAAATACTCTGACAACGTCGGAGTAATCGAAACAGTTGATGCCACTGGAGAGATTCAGGGCCAAACAATTCATAAAACCATTACCGTAAAATCATAACGGAGAACAAGATGGCATCATTAAATGACATTGCTAATGTTGATATTTCTCTCAACACTAGCACAGTCGGTAAAGCCTCGTTTGGCATCCCTCTCGTGGTATCACCGACAACAGCCTTCACTGACCGGCTGCGTAAGTATTCAACCTATTCATCGGCAGTGAGTGACGGTCTAGACCCACAGACACTGTTAGCGTTGTCAGCGATCTTTAGTCAGTCACCTAGACCTAAAATTGCCTACGTTGGACGCCGTGATGCGGCAACCATCAATATCGGGCTGACAAGTAGCACCATCGTTACTGGCGCGGTCTATACGTTAAGCATCAATGGTGAATCCGTTGCCTATACCGCTGTCGATGGCGACGGTGTTGATGAAGTGCTTAATGGTCTTAACTCGGCAATTCAAGCAGACGCCACGCTCAAAGCACTATTTGGAACACCGGTAGTTTCCGACTCTTATCTGTCACTACCTAAGACTGACGCAACATCATCGTTCGCAGTAACTGGCGGTTCAAATCTATCGGTATCAGCACAAGGTGGCACATCGAACCTCGCAACTGATATGGAAGCAATTAAGGCAGTCGATAATACTTGGTACGGCTGGTCACTGGTTGAGCGCAATGACTCGCTAATCTCCCAAGGTGCTGCTTGGACTGAAACGCAGGCAAAATTATTCTTTGCTTGCACTGCAAATGAATCAGTCTGGTCATCGGCAACCGACGATGTAGCAAGCCAATTGAAGTCACAGCAATATCTGCGAACTGTACCAATTGCCGACCGCAATGCAGCCACGCAATATCCAGATGCTGCCGTAATGGGTAGATTCTTCACCAAAGACCCCGGCGCAACAGTATTCGCTCTCAAATCACTGGCATCAATGACACCTAGCGCGTTCAGCGATACTGAGAAGGGCTATCTGATTGACAAGAACGTCAACACTTACGAGCAATACAGCGATAACACCTATCTGTTCGGCGTCGGTACAGAGCTGAAAGCATCAGGAAAGGTAGTCTCGGGTGAGTGGATTGATGTGGTTCGTGATCGTGATTGGCTAATTAACGACATCCAAACCTCTATTGCATCAGTAATCATTCGTAATTCTAAGGTTCCCTATACCAACGCTGGTATTGCGCTAATCGTTAGCAACTTACGTGCTCGCCTTAAGAATGCTCAAACGCAAGGCGTCATTGCTCCCGATGAGCAAGATTCTGACGGCAATACTGTACCGGGTTTCAAAATAAGCTATCCAAATGCGGCAGATATCGATGCAGACGTAAAAGCCTCACGCATCCTATACATCACATTCGATGCATTGCTGGCTGGCGCAATCCAACTTGTGCAAATTACTGGCACACTTTCTTACAGCTATGAGGGGTAACAGATGGCTGCTAACTACGGATTATCAGGAACCTTCGACGGATCTGAGTTTCACCTAACTATTGGGCCACTAATTATCACCGGTTTCTCAGATGGTGATGCAGTGACCGTTACTCGCTCTCAGAACCTCGCAGCTTATCGAAATGGCTTAGATGGAGCTACGGGGCGCGCAATCATCCTTGATAAGTCGGGAACAGTTGAAGTGAGATTGTTACAAACCAGCTCGGCCAACGATGATTTATCAGCATTACTTAATTTAGATAGCCTCTTCCTTGAAGGTCGGACAGCTTATCCAATCTCAGTCACGGACTTCTCAGGGCGTACCGTTCTCGCAGCAAGTCAATGCTGGTTAGAGACCTTGCCCCCCGTAGCATTCTCTACCGCAGCAGTAGGTGAGCGAGTCTGGACATTTAGAGCAGCAGACCTAGAAATGTTTATTGGTGGGAATAACTAATCATGGCGATGCAATTTATAGAGTTTCAAGCAGGGGAGCGCAATTACTCTGCGGCGGCGATGGATGCCTTCACTATTGCCCTGATGTGGCCGAAAATTATCAAGAAGTTCGGCAAGGGCGTTGGACAGCAGACCGATATTGCCGAGGTCATTAGTGCGCTCGATGAGCAAGCGCTGAAAGACATTATCTTCCCAATGTTACAAAAGTCTGTCGTGACCTGTACGACTGAAAGTAAGAAGTTATCCAGCCAAAGCGATTTTAATTCCTTATTTAGCCATGAAAACTTATTCGAGTTTTACCAGGTGGTGTGGGAGGTCGTGAAAATCAACTTTGGCCCTTTACTCAATGGTCTGCTTGCCCAGTTTGGTCTCAGCCTGTCAGACCTTCAGCAAAAAATGACCCAAAAAGTGGACGAGTTAAAGGAAAAAAACCAGAAGGCAAGCTCCGCGACGACGTAGAGGTTGAGTTTTGGGTGTGGCGCCCAATACTCAAAGGGCATTGCTCTTTAGAGGGCGTTAAGTCGGGTCAGGTGTCAGCACTTGACCTGATTAAGCTTAACGGGCTTATCGATATGATGGACTACTACGCATCGGAGGATTAATTATGGTTATAAGAGAGCTTTTAATCCGCCTTGGTCTTACGGGTTCTGACGAAGCAGGCAGGCGCTTAGATAGGGTCGATAATAGGGTTAATAGCCTAACCGACTCATTCAAAAACCTCGGCTCCATAATTTCCGGTGTGTTTGCGGGCATCGGGATTAAGTCGATAATTGAAGCAGCCGACCACATGCAGACATTGCAGTTTCGGTTAGGTCAAATGCCTGTGTCGCTCAACGGTGCCGCAGAGGCTTTTGATAATGTTGCAAAGCACGCTCAGGATTCAAGGGTCTCGATAGAGACTTACGCGGAAGCTTATACGGCAATAGGCGCGGCCACCCATGACCTTATCCATACACAAGGTGACTTGTCTACTGTTGTCGATACGCTGGCGCAGGGATTACAACTTGCTGGGGCGAGTGGGCAGGCGACATCGGGGGTTATCCAGCAGTTATCACAAGCTTTCGCAGTGGGTAAGCTGCAATGGGAGGATTTCAAGGTAATTCTGCAACAATCCGATGCGTTTGCGAAACGTCTTGGTGAAAGCATGGGGATGTCTCTTCAGCAAATTACACAAGCGACTCAGGGGGCAGGTGGCGGCATAGCAATAAGTAAAATAATCGCTGGCATTATGAAAATGTCGGGTCAGGTTAAAGCAGAGTTCAAAACAATGCCGCTTACTGTGACGCAAGCGATTACCGTCATCGGCGTTCGGTGGGAGTCGTTCATTAACCGCATGAACCGAAGCTCTACCGCAATCACTCGGCTAGCAAATTGGTTTTTATGGCTGGCAGATAAAGTCGAGTATGCATTGGATGTCTGTGTAGATGCTTTGGGTGGTGCTGAAAATGCAGTCAAGCTTCTAACCGTTGCTATTGGAGCGGCAGGTTTGCTTGGGGCTATATGGCTGCTACCTGCTGCATTTGCCGCGCTCACATCGCCTATTGCTCTTGTCATAGCCGCTTTAGTTCTTCTTTATGCTGTTGGTGATGATGTGAATCGCTGGCTGAATGGGCAAAGTTCTTTACTGGAAAGATCAATAGGACCAGTAAAAGAGTATGCCGACCAAGTGAATGCTTTGTCCGGATTTATGATAGACCTTAGAGATACATCAATCTGGGCACTTAACTCCTTAAAGAAAGTTGCAGATTTCTTTAATGCTGGTCAAGATTTTGCCCAAAAATGGGGTGATAAGCTTGGAACCACAAAGCTATGGCCGTGGCTTAGTAATAAGTTTATGGATAGCAATGAAAATACAGTTAGAGGTGATGACGGCAGTGTAGATTACAAAAACACATTTTCATCCGTCTTGGCTGGCTTTCATAAAAACGTCAATGACGCTGGAATTTATAACCCAATTCCTGTCACTGAAAATAATATTGCAGGATTATCTAAAAATCCTACTCAGACAAATACCGTGACAGTTTCAATCGGTAGCATCGAGGTTCCTGCTGGTACCGGTGAGCAGCAGGTCGCATTCCTCAAGGATGCAGCCCAAAGAACCTTTGCTGAAACAGGCAACGATCGCTTCAGTAGCGATAGCCTCCTTCTTAATGGTGGGGTAAACAGATAATGGCTTACTCCGATATTCTGGGATTTCTATGGAATGCAGGTAGCGATTCAACATTCAAACTAACAGATACGGATGTGGGAAATCTTGAGTTCAACACTATCGACTCGGAAACCCACGACTGGAAGCGCGATGTTACTACCAATCCAGTAGAGAATGGCGCCCCGATTGCCGATCACATCATTGACCAACCAGACACACTGAGCATTACTGGGATGATTAGCAATGCACCTATTCTCGGTTTGGTCAATCAGGTCAGCGGGCTAATAGATGGAACTGCACTAAACCAAGATTATGTCGCTCAAGCTTTTGATGTGCTCGATGCGCTACGTAAGTCTAAGCAACTGGTTACGATTTATACCCGGTACAAGACCTACACAAATATGGTCTTACAGTCGGTTAACATCCCACGTACACCTGATGGTGGCGATGCGGTAGTGTTTACCATTCAGGCGGTTAACGTTCGTATAGTAACCTCTCAGAAAACCACAATACCAACTGGATTAGGTGTAAATAAGCAATCAACCTCAACCAAAAAGGCTGGCGCATCGAACAGCACTGATTCGGACACTCAAAAGAGAGTGTCTGGTAATAACAGCAATGGTAAATCTGGTTCTGATAAAGGGCTTCTTGAGGCTATCCATGACGGCGGGGCAAGCATAAAAAGCAAGGTTACCGATGTAGTAACCAAGTTTTGGGGGGGGCCGTAATGATAACGATTGGCTTACAGTCGGGTTTAGCTGACCAGACATCAGAGTTAGCTATTGGCAGCGAAACGATGACGCTTAGAGTTAAATGGAATCAGCGATTCAACTTCTGGTCATTATCGCTTTACGACAGGGAGTCGAGCATCATTATTGGTGGTATCAGAATGGTGAGGGATGCTCCATTGCTGCAAAATCTCAGAGTACCCAATATCGACGGAGAATTTATATTCATCCGGCAATTCGGCGATAAAGCTGAGGCTGACTTCAATTCTCTCGGCAATGACTTTGTGCTGGTATACATCACGAGAGAGGAAATCAATGCCGTCATTTCTTAGACAAGCAGAGTTGCTAATAGGCAAACCAGATGGCGATGCAGTGAGCATCAAAGAATTGCGTTTCGAATTTGATATCACTAAATCCTCTACTCGCACCGCCAATTCATGTCACCTCAAAGTTTACAACGCTAACGACGACACTATCAAAATGCTGGAGACAATGAATAACGTTGTTATCCTTAAAGTTGGATACAAAGAAGATGTAGGCCCCGTAACAATCTTTGTAGGGACAGTGTGTCGGTCACTGACTTATCAGGATGGCCCAGATGTCCTTACTGAGATTGATATGAGAGATAGTATCATTCCCTTACGTGATGCAAAGATATCTGCAAGTAACCCCCCTAACACCTCAGCCTTGGCAGTTATGAAGATTATTGCTGCTAATTTCGGTCTACCGTTGAAACTTGGTCAAGGGATTGCTGACAAACAATACCTATCCGGCTTTGCCTTTAATGGTAGAGCAGGCGATGCAATGGACAGAGTGTGTAGTTTTCTCGGTCTGGAGTGGTCAGCACAAGATGGAGAATTACAGGTAATAAAGAAAGGTGGGGTTTTCTCCCAAAGTGCTGTGGTGCTTTCTAAAGACACAGGAATGATTGGCTATCCTCGTCGAGAGTCAAAAACCATGACTGAAAAGACCGCAGCGAAGCAAGGTATAAAGTACGGGCAAAAAGGTGTCATTAGGTCAGTGATTGATATTGATGACCCTACGTCTAAAATGAAAAGCAGAAACACGCTTGAAGTTCAGGGTTACCGAGTATCCTCGCTGATGAATGCTGCTATCTATCCAGGTGCCTATATTAAATTGATTTCACGGGGTATTGACGGTGTTTTCTTTCGAGTAGAAGAAGCTCGTTATACAGGCGACACCCACGGTCAAGCATGGAATGTTGAGGCATTATTAAGGTTTCCAAAATGAGTGATAAAAGTGATTCCGTAGAAGCACTGAAGCAATTTATTAATGGGCAGATTGATCAGGTTAATACTGCGATCCCTTGTGAAGTTGTCAGTTATGAAAATGGACGAGTAACCGTTAAGCCGTCTGGTGAGAGAAAGTTCCCTGACGGTGACAGCAACCCACACCCTATAATTCATAACCTGCGCTTTGTTTGGCCTACCTTTTCAGGCGGACAAGCTGGATTTAAAGGGCCAGTATCACAGGGAGACAAATGCCTAATGATTTGCTGCCAACAATCGATAGATGACCCGGACGACCTGCGCCGCTATGACCTTGTTGACAGTTACGTTGTACCAGGTGGCGATTACAGCGATGAAGTCCCAGGTAATAACGATGTGAGGATGTATCATGGTGATGCGTTTATAGCCATTGATGAAAATGGAAAGCTAACAATCAATGCTCCGGGAGGCATTGAGGAAATAACCACAACGCACACATTGCAGGGTGAAATGAATGTCACTGGCGATGTGATAGTAAATGATATTAAACTAGGCTCACACAAACATCCCGGCGATAGCGGGGGAATAACTGGAGAGCCACAAAACTAATGGCCATAAATAAGAAAGCTTTAGTCATTTTAGCAGTCGTTGCGATCGGGTATTACGTGGTAAATAATAAACCTAAGGGTCCTGATGCGTTTGACGCTGCATATCAAAATGCGCCTACTGTAGAAAAGGATTTCGTTTCTATAGTGAAAGACGCACAAGATAAGGCAAAATCGGCTGAAAATGACATGCAACTTGGAGGAATTAAAGCTCAAAGGGATGCCTTAGTTTGTAGCGTGGTTCAGGATAAGCATGTGAATGAATGGATCGGGAAAGTTGATACCATGTCATCGAACAGCGATGGCAAGGGTGTTGTGAGTATCAGTCTATCAGAAGACATCAACGTCAAAACTTGGAATAATGATATATCAGACTACGGCGATCACACTTTAATTACACCGGGAAGTGAGTTGTTTGAAACTGCATCTCAATTAAAAGAAGGCGATATAGTTAGGTTTTCAGGTAAATTCATATCTGATAGTCAAAACTGTATTAGAGAGTCTAGCCTAGGAATTAGAGGTAAGGTCACAGAGCCTGAATACATATTCCAGTTTAATTCCATAGCAAAAATATAACTCTAAATTTTAACCATAACCCGCTTCGGCGGGTTTTTTATTGGTGAAAAAAATGATTGATTTCAGATTACAGGACGGTCAGATAGTTTTTGAGTCCGGAGTCCTTCAATACGTTGATGGCGCTGAACGAGTCAGACAGCAAATCGAGGTTAGACTCTCTATATTCCGTGGTGAATGGTTCCTCGATGGTGAATTCGGAGTGCCTTACTTCGAGTCTATTCTTGGTAAGCAGATAACTCTCAATGGGGCGCTATCAGCCATCAAAACAGAGATTCTAGCTGCTGATGGGGTAAGCAAGATAAACACCTTCGAATATAACTTTGATCGCAAGGAACGACTGCTCACAGTAAATTTCGAGGTGGAGACACCTTACGGCATAGTTGCCTATCCCTAACAAACAAAAACATTACTAACCCGCTTCGGCGGGTTTTTTATTGCCTGAGGAAATCTAATGGCTTCTGAATATGTGACAGATAGCGGGGTTATTAAGCCTACGCTAGCAGAGTGCGTGCAGGATATAGGTGACGCACTGGAGCAAGTGGTAGGGCCGATAAACCGAGAGGCAGATAGTGGTACCGGGCAGTGGATTGGCGTTGAGGCTGAGGCTGCTGCGGTTCACTTCGAGGCGCTAGAGTTGTTGTGGGCTTCTCGCTCACTAAATACCGCCACTGGCTACGCGCTTGATGCGATAGGTACTTGGTTCGGTATTGCTCGTAATGATGAGACTGAAACCCAGGTTAATGCTGTGATTTACGGCACAGAATCAACGCTAGTGCCTGTGGGAGCTTTAGCATCGTTCGGCAACTATCAATTCTCTCTCGAATCCGCATCAATAATCAGCCGTACAGCATTGGTAGATGGTCAATTCAAGGTAAACAACAACACAGAGGGCACTTACACAGTGCGAGTGGTTGGAACTGACCTGACCTACACAAAAGGCGCAAGTGATACGGTAACTGATATTGCTTTAGGGCTGGCAAAGCTCATTGATGCGACTAGTCAATTCACCGCTACATCGACAGGTTCATCAGTTTATTTGACTTCTGAAAACGCAATCCAAGGCTATGCGGTTTCGCTTGGCGCAGGACTGTCATGGGTATCTATCGGCTCACCTGCAATATTCCAAGCAACTGATACTGGAGAAATAGTCGTTCCAGTTGGCGGTTTATCGACGCCCGTTAGCGCAGTGACTGGTTGGACTGGTGTTAAAAATCTTATCGCTGGGTCAACGGGTTCAAATAGAGAGTCGGATACGGATTATCGCACGCGATTAAAAGCAGCACGAGGAAGTACTGGCGGGGCAGCTACAGAGCCAGCCATCCGCTCACATTTGCTATCTGATGTTGAGGGTGTGACGCTTGCAGAAGTAATCGAAAATGACAGTATGACGACCAATGCGGCAGGGCAAGATGCTAAGTCAATCCAGTGCGTTGTTAATGGCGGCTTAGAGCAGGATGTGGCTGAAACTATCTGGAAATATAAAGCTGCAGGGGTTGCGACATATGGCACGATAACCATCACAGTCAAAGACTCCTACGGGCGTTCACGCGATGTAAAATTCTCACGGCCTGAGTTGGTTTCATTGTACGTTAAAGTCGATGTGAAACTCCTAGATACTGAAGAGGATTTACCTGCATCAGTTATTACCTTGATTAAAGAAGGTGTGGAGAACTACTTCGCTACTTTATCTCTCGGTGATGATGTCATTACTCAACGCATCTATGGCTATATCTACTCGAATACGACTGGACTCGGAAAATTAAATGTCAGTGTCAGCACTGACGGTATGACTTTCAGCGAGGACAACGTTTCTATTTCAGATACTCAATACGCAAATGTTGCTGAAGCAGCTATAGAGGTATCTGGTGTCTGATTGGGTAACCTACGACTTCATAGAGAAGATTAAATCACGGCCGACAGATTACTACAGGCGCAATAAACAGGTTCCGCTGGTATTCGCGGCCATGGGTGTCATGCACCAGAAAATTGATGCGCTGGCCCAATACATATACGAGTCTGAGAATATTAATTCCGCAGTCGGTTCCGAGTTGGACCGATTCGGTTTTTATGCAAATGTCTCGCGCAATGGGATGAATGATGATGATTACCGAGTGGAGATACTAAACACGGTTTTGTCTTCACTCTATTCAGGAACTTCAAGGCAGGTCATGATGCTTGCTGCATCACTCACGCAAAGTACAGACATTGAGATTGTTGAGATGCCCTTCGCCGCGTTCAACCTTCACGTTACCGGCCTTGTTGTTCCAGCCACCATTTCTCAGATTATTGATAATTCCTCAGCGGCAGGAGTTAAGGCTTACACGACGCATGACTATGGCACGGGTGGGTTCTCACTTGCTGGCATAGATTCGCAATCAGGCGTCGCACTAAGAACGGGTGATAGTGAGGCACTTGAGGTTGCAGACGATACAGCAATGGGTCTTCTTAGGGGTACCGCATTTATCGGTGGCTCTTATCTTGATTCAGTCATGTCTTTCATTTCTGACGGCGGACTTCTCGCCACTGACTCTCAGTTCATTAGCATTGCTGATGATGACTACTACTTAATTGATTCCGGTATTTCCTCCAGTGCGATAGGGAATACGCGGCTAGCTGGCACAATGCCGAGGTGATAAATGGAAAGTTTCGCAGCAAACGACCTTCTGTTTGATGATGGTCAAAATAATAAAGAATCAATCCCTGATGAGGTTCAGCAATACGGTTTTAGACCACCAGTGAGAGCACAAGATGGGTCAATAATTCCAGGGCATAAGCTTACGGCTAACCATCTCAACTATATATTTAATGATCTCTACTCTCAGATAGCAGAACTAAAAGCAAAGGGGGGTAGCTAATGGCTGATATTACGCTCAAATACCTAACTGAGCTTACTGCTGCGACCTCAGTTGATGCTAATGACCTTATCCACATCAATCAGGGTGGAAACGACCGGTCAGTAACCGCTTCCGTGCTTCGTGCTTTCATGATCAACGCCATCTATCCAGTGGGTGTGACACTATTCTTTGCCACTAACCAGAATCCTAATAATTTATTTCCGAATACAAGATGGCAGCGAATAAATGGGTATGGACGAACAATTAGATTAGCTAATGAAGCGATGAGCGATGTTTTGGAAACGGGAGGTAGTGACTCAGTAACGCTTTCTGTGGATAACATTCCATCACATAGTCATGGGTTTTCAGGTAATACATCAAGCTATGACCACGGGACAAGGACAACATCTACCAATGGCAATCATAACCATGGAATTGAACATAGGGTCAATAACTATGCCAACTCCACAGGCGGTAATGATGTTATGAAAACTGGAGGTGGAACGACTTTTTATACTAAGGATTCTGGCGAACATAGTCATACGGTGCAGATTGGTTCACATTCTCATAGTTTCTCTGGCACCACTGGCTCAACCGGTGGCGGGCAGTCATTCATAACAAAAAACGAATATATTAACCTTATCGCTTGGTACAGGGTTTCATAATATGGCAAATCAAAAAGTAAGAATCACACAATTACCCACTCTAGTTGATGGCGACGATGCAGTAATTCCCGTCAATAAAAACAACGTAGATTACCGATTACCAGTTAAAAGCCTTCTTCAGTCAAAAAATAACCTTTCAGAAGTTGACCCTGGACAGTCTCGTAATAACCTAGGTGTTTACTCGAAAGAAGAAATTGACGCTCAGAATAAAGATAGCGCCACAGGTCTAAGAAGAGACTTGGCTTCTGCAGAAGAAGGGAAAGGCCTATCACTTGTTGCGGCTGAAGATGGAACAAACGGTCAGCAGCTTTTCGATGAGGCCGTTAGGTTAGTAGGTAATTATGAAGATGGTCCATTAACGCTAACCAGTGAAAATTATGAAATCCGTAAGGGTGGCATTAAATATTATCTTGCACCCGGCATATCACTGCCATACACAACAACCGGTACTACTGATGCTACATGGGAAGTAGATAAGGCTAAATTTTTTATCGTTGGGGATAAAGGCTTAAGGAAAGATCTTTCATCCGATAATGATGGACTAGGTGATTCATTGATAGCTATTAAGCAACCATATTCTGGAGCAGTGGCAAGAACTCAGCATGAAAAAAATACTGATATTGTAAGCATTAAGGACTTTGGTGCCAAAGGTGACGGCGTAACGGATGATACGACTAGCATACAGTCAGCTATAGATTTTAGCTCTAAAAATGGTGTAGGCATTTACGCCCCATCCGGTAGATATAAAGTTTCAACATTGATCATCAAGCCAAACATGGCAATGTACGGCGATTATATTGGTAATGAAGGGAAAGGCACATCTTTTCTGGGTAACGGTTTTGATGATGTAATGCGCGGCGCTAATACTGATGATCTCATGCAGATGTCTGGGACAGGTGCAGATGTTGAATATGCTCACCATGTGACAATTATTGGGATAGAGATAGATGGGGGCGTGAATGGTCAGAGCATAAAATTTGATGAGTCAAAAAAAGGAAGGGGTATTGCAGTATGGGGTAGCTCTCTAAATTTTGTTGATATTGACATTATAAACTGTGGAGGTCATGGCATTGAATCTGGATATCATGATTCCGGTGCTGAGTGGGCTTTGTATTTTAGAGAGAGCTCATTCCGCAATATTAGAATACGAAATGTAGGGAAGCATGGGTGGTGGTTTAAGGGGCCTCATGACGCTAAGCTAGTCGACGTCTCTATAATAAATGCCAGCCGCTGTGCTGACAATAAATATGATGGGTTTTATCAGTCTGGGGAGGGGTCATGCGACATTGTAGCAATGCACATTTCCTGTAGTGGTACCAGGGGGGGGGACTTTGAAAATCTTAGGCATCGTTATGCTGCGAATATATCTGGCGGCGCACATGTTGTTGGATCAAGCTTTGAAGGTGCACGTAGCGCCCAATTAAGATTGTCTGGAGCTGGGAGCTACTTTGATTCAACGTGTTCCTTTTATGCTCCTTTTGGCACCAGTACAAATCTGCAGCCAGACATTATATATCTAGATGGAGCAATAGGCAATGTAGTGATGGGGAACTTGGATGGCTCTGGGTATCCATCTGGGGTTAATGCTGTCGGAATAAAACTTAATCCATCGTCTATCAATGCAAGAAATGACATTAATGTTAGGACAACGACAATAGCTAATGTTTTAAATTTTGGGAGTAGCTCCACTGAGGCTGATGGAGATAGTGGGGATAATTATTTCAAAATAAAGTCAACATACTATGGGGATAGCCCTTACGGAACATATGGTGTTCTAAACTCTGCGAACGGGTCTGCGTTAGAGATCAGGCTACTTGGAAAAGAGAGAACCTTTCTTGACTCAAGATCACAATCAGCAGTGCTAAAAGCATCCCCAGGTGAATCAGTAACTTGGGTCTACAAGTACCCATTCAAAGACACTCCAGTTGTAAATTTTTCAATCGCAAACCCCACAGGGCCTGGTGATGTTTCGGCAGGCGCTTGGATTTCAAGTGTAGGTAACACCAGCGTTACAATATATAACTCGAATAATAGCTCGTTTCAGATTCATGTATCTGCAAAAGAAAGGGTTAACTATCAATAAATGAAAGCCTTTTATAAAAAAACATCTTCTTTTTAAATATAAATTAATGGATGCATAGCATTATTTTTATAGGGTAAGCTATAAAGCTTACCCTATATTACCAAATAACACCAAATACTATCTTGATTGGTGCTAACTTATCTTAGATATTATTTTTTTGCAGTTTTTGTATAATGGAGATCCAATATACCTGTTGTATAGGTATGATATAATTATTGTCGTTAATAGAATTAATGTAGAGTAAATATAGAAATTTAAATTTCTTGGAATGATGCCAGAGACGATTATTGATTCGTGGAAAAGGTACAAAGGGAAACTAATAAACCCAAGAAATAAGATAAATCTACAGCAAAGTATTCTTTTTAGGATGAAATTTATTCTCGTAAGGTCGATTAGTAGAAGTGGGGAAAACGCCATAAGACAAATATATGATTCAAATCCTGATGATCCATAATATATTGCAAGAATGCATATTGCTATGGAGATAACAGATAATAACTCGAAGCATTTACTTTCTGCTATTTTTATAACTGATTTTTTAGATTTTATTGTGTAGGCAACATTTCCAATCAACATGCATATTGATGCCATTAGAAAATTCGGAGGTAAATTTTCAGGGAAAAAATTAAATGTTAAGAACATTATGATTGGGAGTGATATTAATTTTTCTTTTAGTCCTAATTTCATTAAAATGAAAGGAACAAGCAATGAGCACCAAAATTCAAGGCTTATGCTCCATGATGGCTCATTCAGCAAAATAAAGTTATTTGGTGTTATCCCATGCATAAATAAAATATTTTTAATGATAACATTGATATTGAAAACATCATCACTAGAGTAATAAAGCCCATTTTTCTTGTTAAATGTGTAAATAATGAGCATTGATATTGTCGTGATGAAGTGCAAAGGGAAAAGCCTAGAAAACCTGACAAAGAAGTATTTTATTCCCTCATCTTCTTTATGCGATGCAGATAAAACAAATCCGCTAAGCATGAAAAAATACATAACGCAGAATCCAGCACCCACTAGAGGCCTGTCTGGCAACCATCCATAATATGTTCCTATTAAATGGCTATACAAAACTGCCACAGCCATCAAGCCACGCATTCCATCAAGCGAGTTGAATCTAGCATTGCTCAT